ACCGGCAGTATTGGTAGCTGTAGGAGTATAGGTATTATAATCTTCTTGATTAGAAAATCTTATAAACATTGGATCTACTGTTGAAGGATCCCCAATTGTTGTTTCAGTTCCAAAATGAAATAGATGTCTATCTCTATCGGATACTTGAGTTAGTCTTGTTGAAGTTGGTGCACCAGACATTACGGTTGCTCGAATACCTCTTGCACCAGATGCTCCAGGATTCCATGTATATGTTTTACCATTGAATATAGTTGCAACTAATATCTGTCCAAAGTTATCTAAACTCCAGTTGCCTGGATCCAGAACCACGTCACTTACCGTTCTTTCAGTTCCCCATGTGGAATCTCCCCAAAGATATGTACCCCAACCATAACCTGCTGTTTGAAATACTGGACCTACAATTACATATGGAAGTATTTCTGCTGAACCGGTTCCAGAAGTAGTGCTTGCAGAATTAGTTGGCATTGTAATTTCAAAAGTATTAGCTGTAACATTAGCAATTTCAAAAGTGTTGTCTGTAAAATCTGTTGTAGCATATCCTGAACCCGTTGGTACGGTCACAGTATCAAATGTAACATATCTTCCATTTAACAACCCATGAGCATTTTTGTTAACCGTTACTGTCGGTGAACCGGTTGAAGCATCAAAAGTTGCTCCAGTAATAGCTGTATCTAATGGAGTAATGTCATAAAAGTCATCTCCGTAATATAAAAACAATCCTTGTGATGTACCTATCGCTGCATACTTTTCACCATTTAGAGATGTCCAGGTATGTTGGGCTCGTGCAGCTCCTGGAAGAGTTTTATTTCCAATAGTTAATTGATTCCAACCACCTATTTTTTCAGGTAGTCCATATCTAAATCTAACAAAATCTCCATCAACCCATTGAGACTCGGCTCCGGAATCAGTGACCATTTTGTTAAAACCAGGCTTGAAATTTAATTTTTGTAGCATATAACCTACTATATAATACTTATGAATATAATGAAAGCGAGAATAGTATGGTTCCCGGAACGGTTATCATACATAGATTTTGACTCATTGCAAGACAAAATAGACTGGGATCAGGACCATTTAAACAATGTTCGTAAATATATGAAAGAAGATGGTTTATTATTTCCCGCTGTATTTAAAGACAGTGAAATCCATTGTGGTCACTATCGATTTAAAATAGCAAAAGAAATGGGTTATGATGGTATTGATGCTTATAGAGTTGATACTTTTAAAGATGCTTTGCATTTGACTAATTTTACTGAATTATGCTATAAACACTATAAAGAATATAAAGAAAAAAATTATGTATGAATCGTTAACAGAAGCCACTAAATTTCATGCTGTAAACCAAGATAATTGGATTGGTGAAGCATTAGCAGAATACAAACATCAAATTTTTAATTTAATAAAAGAAAATAATATTAAAAACATTTTAGATTATGGTTGTGGTAAAGCAAAATTTCATTCTATTTTATTTAATAATAGAAAGGTTCCAGGATCTCCAATGAATGTAAATATAACTAAATATGATCCAGCTGTTGCACAATATGCAAATAAACCAACCGGAACTTATGACTTAGTTTTATGTATTGATGTCATGGAACATGTTCAAGAAGATAAAGTTGAAGAAGTTTTAAAAGATATTTTTAGTTATGGTAATAGAGTATTTTTAACTATTACTTGTTATCCAGCTACTCAAATATTACTCAATGGTAAAAATGCACACTATACTATTAAAGAACCTGATTGGTGGAAAGAAAAATTAAAACCTTATGATGGAAGTTATATTGCAATATTTCAAACAATGCCTGATCGAGGTGGTAAAGTAGTTAATAAAGAAGAATGGAAACCTAATGCTACGACATTAAAAAAATTAGAAAATAATGATAAAACATTAGATGAAACTCAAAAAGAAAAAGCAGAATTATTAAATGATTAGTCTATTATGAATAAAAAAAATAAAATAAATAATTTCATAGGTATATATGATAATTATATTAGAAATGAAGATTGTGATAAAGTTATTAAGCTTTATAATCAAGAAAATAAATTAAAAAGAACTCTGAATAGACAAGTGTTTGAAAGTGCAGATGTTTTAGATAAAATGGATAATCAGTTTTTTTGTGCAAAAGAAAATTTAGACGTTTGGATAAAAGACATGAAACCTTTGCTTTTTAATTTTGATATAGCATTAAAAAATTATGAAACTCAAACAGGAATAAAAAAAGCTTACAATGTAGACGGTTTTGAATATACATCACTTAAAATTCAAAAAACTTTACCGACAGAAGGTTATCATGTTTGGCATGTAGAACATGGTTCTATACTAGATCTTTCACAACGTGTTTTAGCTTATACTATATATTTAAATAATGTTAAAGAAGGTGGAGAAACAGAATTTTTAAATCAATCAATTAGAGTAAAACCTAAAAAAGGTAGAATAGTTATATGGCCTTCAGCATTTCCATATGTACACAGAGGTAACCCACCTTTATCTGGTGAAAAATATATTATAACATCTTGGTTAAAATTTAAATAATGGATCACACAGAAGCCATCGTTGAAATAAAAAATGTAGTAAATCCAATATTTATTAAAAAAATGGTAAATCTTATAAAACATAAATCTAAAAAAAACTTAACGGTTAAATCTGGTCTAAATAAAGATATTAGAAATGTAAAAGGTTACCATTTAAATCTTAATACACCTACTAATTTATTTTATTGGAATTATGTAAAAAAAGAAATAGAAAGACTTTATTTTTTTTATAAAAGTAAATTTCCAAAAATGGAAAGTAATAAGATAAATCAAATAGATTTATTAAAATATACACCTGGAGGAAAATATGAAATACATACAGATCATTATACAACAGCCACAAGACATTTAAGTATTATCATTAACTTAAATGATAATTATGAAGGAGGAGATTTAATTTTTACAGATCAAAAAGAAAAAGAAATTAAAAGATTAAAACTTGGTAAGGGATCCATTGTATTTTTTCCAAGTAATTTTATGTATCCACATGGTATTCAATCTATTACGAAAGGAACAAGGTATAGTATAGTTGCATGGCTTCAGTAGATTATAAATTAATTAAAAATTTTTTTATCAAAGAAGAGTTAGAAATATGTCAAAAATATTGTTATAATAAATTAGATGAAAATAAAGATTATAAATTAGACTTTCAATCTTTTTCTCCAGCTTGGTACAACGATCCTTTAATGAATTCTATGTTAAATACAAAATTATCTAAAGTAGAATTAGAATCTAAATTAAAACTTTATCCAACTTATGCCTATTGGAGATATTATATTTTCGGTGCAGCCTTAGCTAAACACACTGATAGGCCATCGTGTGAAATATCTGTTACGGCCTGTATAAAAAAATATGATAATTGGCCTATAATTATAGAAGGAACTTCTTTTGAATTAGAAGAAGGTGATGCAGTTTTATATTCTGGCTGTGATCAAAAACATTGGAGACCAGGTGTCTATAAAGGTGAAGGAATGGCACAAGTATTTTTTCATTATGTAAATCAAAGTGGTCCATTCAAAAACCACGCTTATGATTTACCTCTTAAGATGAATACGACGTAGGCCTTGCGCCTAATCTAGCAATTTTTTCAGCTTCAGTTTCAGGATTACCATCAGTATTATATTCATTATTTGAATCCCAATCAGATTGTAATTCAACTAAATGAACTGAATCCCATTTTGTAATAAAGTCTTGAAAGTTTCCTAAAACATTTGGATCATATTCTGAATGTGGAGTTTCGTCTCTATATTCAACTGAGTCTGTTCCAGCTCCATATTGAATTGCCCATATATTTGAAAATTTAGATTGATTCCAAAAAGCATCATCATTAATTTTATATCCTGTAGGAGTATTTGCCATATCACCTGATTTTTTTACAACTATTTTATCATCAAATATTACTGACCATGTTCCATTACTTGCCATAATTTTCTCCTAAGTTTTTATAATATATACCACTGTTAAATAAGGTTGAACAACTGAAGTTGCATCACCTGTAAAATTTGCACTCATATTATGAGAATGTCCATCACCAGAACCTGTAGAACCTGATGAAGTTGGTTCAACTGTACCTGACGAACCCCAACCTAAAAAAGAAGGATTAGGTGCTCCGGGTCCTCCTTGAAGTCTTTGTGATTTTGTAGGATGATTATGTGAAGCAAGTTGTGGCGTTGATAAAGTTGCGTTAGCTGTTGAACCACCAACGTTTCCAGTTGAACTAACTGTATTAGCACCACCGGTTGAAGCTAAAGTTTTAGTTGGTGATTTAGAAACTGCTACATTATCTTGTAAGTCAGGTAAATCGAAAGTTGTTGAACCATTGCCTGCTCCATAAGTTGTACCAATGATTGCAAATAAGTTTGCGTATGTTGATCTTGAAACTGCAGCACCATTACATTCTAAAAATCCAGATGGAATAGAAGAATCTGACCACGGTACAATTGTTGCTGTTGGGATACCTTCAATACCTGTAAGGTTTGCACCATCAAAATCATATCTAGTTGCTTCGTAGTTTGCCATCTATTATTTCTCCTTATAAGTCCAGCCAGTTGTTGCATCACCAGAATAAACTAATG